AGTCAAGACCCCCGTTCCACGATCCGTGAAACTTTACCCGGGGTCCGCGATTCGCGAGCTTGTAGCCGATGGGCCCACCCACCCACCACTAGCGGAAGGTTGGGAAGCTTGTCGCCTGTCGCTTGACGCTTGATGCCTGTGGCTTGTTGCTTGCTGCCTGTAGCTTGTCGCTTGTGGCCTCTGCCTAATAATTCATGAAAAAAATTTCGTGGTTCGCTATCTCCGTAGGAGATAGCGAACTGCGTTTTAATGTTTACCATAAGATACGTTTTGAACTTTCTTGTCCCAGCATTGTCTACAATCCTTGCATTGATTGCCCTGCTGTGGAGCCGGGCATGATGCGCCGGAGGTAACAACTGTTGAGGTCCACGCCCAACTCTTGGGCGCCGGGCCGTCAACTTTGGTTGCTGACAATCTAATAATCAAATTAGACGGTACATCCTCCGGCTTGATTGTAGAAAGGATACCAGCCTCACGCGTTGGCAGCCAGTGTCTGACTTCTGGCGTCAACTCGCAAACCTGGAAGATCCGCTGTAAGTGTTCCAGAGACTGGATGTCCCCGGAATCATGCCAGCGAAACACGTTTTTCTTTGATGATTGTATCAGATACACCATCCCGAAAACCCATTGCGAATTTGTCATTGCTGCCTGGTACCGGCGTTCCAGTGCGTCCTGCACGTTGCGGAACCGGTAACGGCCCTTGAGAGCGTAGCAGCCATGACAAACAGAGCCCGGAACCTTGGCCAGCTTCGCGCCTACCTTACAGCGCGCCGCGGGTATGTTATAGGAATATCCGGGCATCTTGGAGGGCTTCGATAGCCCTCCGGTGATTTGGTTAGCTTCTTTTTTGTTCATTGATTTCTTGGTTATCTGTTTGAATAATTTCTAGCAGCAGCATATACAGCCCGAAGCTCTCAATCTTTGGCCAGGGTTTATTGCCTTTACTTTTCATTTGTCGGACTTCCTCCGCAAGTTTACAGATCCTAGTCCTTAGGTTCATATGTTGTTTTTTATAATTCATAATCTAATTATCCTTTCTACAAATAATCTAGCATATTATGGGAGCGTGTCAAGCTTGTCGCTTGTCGCCTATGGGCCCACCCGCCCCCAGCTCGTCGCTTGCCGCCTGGATCCCTTCCAGGATCGGGCCCGCGTAATTTGATTCGACCAGATACTGATCACCCATCATCGGACACCACTGGACGTGATCGTCCCACCAAGCTTGAGCTGCATCGTCGACCGGGGTAAACCCGGTCAACGTTCCATGATTAGTTATTTGGAATTTCAAAACATTCCTCCATGATGTCGTCCAGGTATACGCTGCCCATCTCATCGAAGAACCCTGCATCAGATCCTTTAACATCCATGAGTACAGCATGTTTCCAGCCCTTACCCTGGCGCGGTGACTCGACCAGCTTGGCCCGGATAGGGCCAAGACCATTGTCGATGTAATACCAGCTGTCTTTCTTTAGTTTTTCTTTGTCCATCGTTTTCCTTTCTCCGGTGGGGCTGGCCCTGCAGGACGTAGCCAGGGTTGTCCCTCCGGGTTAGCTTTTGTGCTACGGTTAACTAAAAGCTTAATTAGTTTATAGCATTTTATGGGACCAATGTCAACAGCTCGATGCTTGCCGCCTATGGGCCCACCCTCCCCCAAACACCTCGTTTCATATACCTCACGGACAGGCTCTGGGTTGACTGCGTTTCGTCAAACGCAGTTCATAGCCCCCTATGGGGGCTATGAACTAGGCTTGAGTTTGTATCCCAGATACAACGAGTGTATCTGGTTTTCTTCTATTGTTAGCCATAGCTTTCAACTGTTCTAGTCGATCTTCTGATACAACTGCAAGATTAGTTGAAATACTATCACCATTAACCAAAATGCTTTCGTTAATATCTGACCAATACTCTTTGACTTCATCTAAGTATTTAGCTTGTTCGATCACAGTACACATAGTGTCCTGATTAGTTTTACAATAATCGTAATACATTCTATGGCATTGTATCAACTCAACTTTAGCTTGTTCAAAATTTAAAACAAACTCATGTTGCCAATCCTGTATTGCGTATGCTCGACTATGACAACCCCCTGTATTCACAACTTCTAGTGAAAAAGGATTATCTTTTTCTCTGCCATAGCCATGACTTTGACTAAAGTTATCCCTTAACCAATTAGTATTGGCACTTGACTCAGTATTGAGTTGAGGATTTCTTACACCACCACTTGCGTGGTGTTGGCACTCAACGAAAGGGTTTAACCCACTCGCTATCATCTTATCGTGATTTAACGCATAGCTAACATCATCATGTAAATCAAATGATATTCTGTTTTCACCTGCGTCGCCAGATTGCACATTCTTTAGAACGAAACATGCGTCCATTGTTGTAAAGGTAGTATGATAACTTCTATCGCTATTATACTTTCGCATTACATCACGATCTGCTTTTGGAAATCGTTCTTCGACTAGCTTCTTACAGATTTCGTGAACATCTGTTTGCGTAGAGAAGAAACGAGTTTGAGCTTCGATTAAATTGTCTTTCTGCTCACAAGGAGTTTGAAGAACAACTTTCCAATGCTCTTTTTTAAGTGCTGATCTTTTAGCACCATTTAGTCTTAATCGATCTGTCATCTTTTATCCTTTCTAACAAAATTATACATTGATTAAGTTTGGAAGTCTAGCGATAGTTTCGTTAAAGTGTTCCAAGTATGCGTCAACACACATTTGACGACAAAACAAAGGTTGTGAATTTTCATTTTTAGGAAAAGTCCACCTGACCTTTTTTTCGTCCTCAAGATACTCGGAATTATATTGGCTCGTGGCTTGTAGCCACCTGTCCTTAGATGTCTTGCCAACTCTTTGATCAAAAGTACGATACCAACTATCGCCACCATAGGCATACTGTCCAACAGTTCGCCCACAGGTTTTGCATTTTCGTTTATCCATGTTATCCTTTCTCTTATACAAAAGTATAAGGGTAAGGGGACAACCCCTTACCTTTGTACTTTTCTACTTCCACCTAGTCGGCAAGAAAGCCAACCAGATAACAACTATCGTAATCAAAATATAGATAAGTACATCTATCATTTTCTTACATTTGCCTCATCAGGAATATAACCTAAAATTTCAACTACATCTTTTGCAGTTCTAAAGTTATTCTTCTCTGTGTCGAAATAAGTCAAGAGAACATCACCTTTCGAACTTGTCCAAACTTTGCAATCATCAGTCCATTTACCAATACGAGAAATTATCTTATCGTGTTTCTTTGCAAAGTATTTGACCTTGAAAGTTTTATCTTTCAAATCATCTTCTGTTAGATTTAGTTTCTTCATTATTCCTTATCCTTTCTTGTGGGATATTATAACAGAATATCCCACATTGTCAAATTATTATTGACCTATAAACTTAGAATAGATTACCACTTGATAATCTTTCTCTTCCATTTTGTTCACTAACTCTAAAGCTGATTTGTATTCTTCAGCTTGAGCAAGATCATCAAAACTTGCTTTATAGAAAGCAGAATTAGTAAGACCACTAATTTCTAAAATGATATATTCGTGTGTATTATCTTTCATCTTAATTATCCTTTCTGATAAATACCTTACCATAATATCCCATATAGTCAAGCAAGTTATCCACAGAAAAATAAAATAAATAGTTTGACAGAATATCCCATAAATGATAGATTGATAATAGAAAGGATGAACACAATGGGAGCAGTAAAAAGAATGTTAATGGAGTTATGGGATGAAGCAATCGATAAGATTGGAGAATATGAGGACTTCAATTCATGGGCTTCAGCTTACCCTCAATTAGATCAAGAAGAACTACGAGAACTCTGGGATGAGTTCGTGTTCGAAAGCTCACACTAACTAACCACGTGCCGTGGGCAACTACCTGTTGCCTACGGGCCCACCCACCCCCAATAGAGGTACCAGACCGTTGGCAAAATTTGCTTGAAACCTAAGGGCCCACCCACCCTTTTTGCAGACAGATGTAACTTATATACAGACATATATAGTTGATTTTGAATACTTAATGGTGTTAAATTCATTTTGAAACGATGCAGTTAGAAGGAAAAAATATTGATATCAACAAATTACCTGTTGAAGCTAAAAAAGAATTTTTACGTTACAAGATAAAACTTGAAGAAAAACGAAAAGAATCTGCAATCAAAAATGATTTCATGGCATTTGTGAAATACGTATGGCCGGACTTCATAGAGGGGTCCCATCACAAAATAATGGCTGACAAGTTTAACAAGGTGGCCAGGGGCGAATTAAAAAGAATCATTATCAATATGGCACCGCGACATACAAAATCAGAATTTTCATCTTACCTCCTACCTGCATGGATGATTGGAAGAAATCCAAAATTAAAAATTATTCAAGCGACCCACACAACAGAACTCGCGGTCCGCTTTGGACGAAAAGCGAAACACTTAATTGACTCCGAGGAATATCAAAAAATTTACCCGACCAAACTGAGAGAGGACTCCAAGGCCGCGGGCCGTTGGGAGACAAACGAGGGCGGTGAATATTTTGCTGCGGGCGTCGGCGGAAGCATCACGGGCCGCGGTGCGGATTTATTAATTATTGATGATCCTCACTCGGAACAAGATGCGCTGAACGTGAATGCGTTGGACAGGACTTGGGAATGGTACACCTCAGGTCCTCGTCAGCGTTTGCAACCTGGTGGTATTATTGTCGTGGTCATGACACGTTGGAATATGAAAGATTTAACGGGACGACTCATTAATGCGCAAAAAGAAGCGAAAGCGGACCAATGGGAGGTCATTGAATTTCCGGCGATCCTGCCGAATAACAAACCGGTATGGCCTGAATATTGGAAGTTAGAAGAATTAGAATCAGTCAAAGCATCCTTGTCTATCGGTAAATGGAATGCACAGTATCAACAAAATCCGACAGCCGAAGAAGGAAGTATCATTAAACGAGAATGGTGGAACCTATGGGAGAAAGACCTCCCCCCGCTGTATCACGTGATACAATCCTATGATACTGCTTTTTTGAAAAAAGAAACCGCAGATTATTCGGCGATCACCACGTGGGGCGTGTTTTATCCATCCGAGGACAGCGGACCGAATCTCATACTTTTAGATGTCGTCAAAGATCGATTTGAGTTTCCTGAGCTGAGGCGCGTGGCCCTCGAACAATATAACTATTGGAAACCGGAGAGTGTGATTGTCGAAGGTAAAGCTTCTGGAATGCCCTTGACTTTTGAGTTGCGTAAACAAGGAATACCCGTTATAAATTATACACCGAGTCGTGGAAACGATAAGCACGCTCGTGTCAATGCCGTCGCTCCATTATTTGAAGCAGGGCAGATATGGGCAACCGACGATAAGTTCTCGGAAGAAGTTATTGAAGAATGTGCAGCTTTCCCGTATGGTGACCATGACGACTTGGTGGATAGTATGACACAAGCAGTCATGAGGTTTAGACAGGGAGGGTTTATTGAACATCCAGACGACGAAGACGATACACCCTTACCACAACAACGGAGAGTATATTACTAATGGGTAGTAAACCTAGCAAATCATCAGGTGGCGGCGGACCAGGAGACAATTATCAAAAAGCCATAGAAAAAATTTATGGGCCTCCTAAAAAGAAAACTTCTACACCAAGTCCATTTGCCTCAGGACAAGCAAGTGTAGCAGCGATGAGTAAGCCCATGGGTCCAGGTCAATCCATGGCCATGGCAGGTAATACAGGACTAGCTGGATTATCTGAAAATCAAGTCAATCAAATTGTAGGAGCAAATAAACAATTAAATAAAATTTTTGATGGAAACAGACCAGATACTTTTCAACAGTTAGGTCAAACGTTTGGTGAAGTTGGTTCGAAGTATCGTCGATCTGCTGATAGAGAAAAATACCAAAAAGAAATGCAAAAAATTTCTGAAGGGCTTGCAGCAGGAGCAACACCTTTTATTGGTCAAGATGGGATAGAAAGATTAAGCTTTACAAACTTAGGTTTGAAAGATGAAGAAGGTCGAACTATTCTATCCAAACAATTACCTGGAGTCACTGCAACAGCTCCAACTTTAGGACAACTCGGTGGAGATATTGGTCGAGCATTTACAGGTTATAACAGTTTACAATACACAGATCCTACAAGTAATGTGCCACAGATGGTGAAAACTCAAGGACTGGCAGATGTATTAGCGAAAGCCGCGATTCCCGGCTCAACAGCTTTTAGAATTATTCAAGATTTATATGGTAAAGGAAAAGATTTTTTCTTTCCCACAGAAGAAGAGGAAGACGAAGTAGATATTTTTTCTAGTGGTGCTGATGCAACAGGTGGGGCTTTTACTATACCTCAGTCTTTAGTTCCTAGAGATATACCCATGGAAACACTTCCAGGCATAACCACAGGAATAGGTGGAGGACTTCCGGTAGACAGAGTTCCTGTATCTGATTTAGGGCCAACAACATTGGGAAGAGTTCCTCAAACTTTTGTATTTCCTACTAGTTCAAGACCACCAGGATTAGATAGTTCCTTTCCAGGCATGGGTGAAACAACAGTTTCTCCAGAAGAAGATAAACCTAAAGTTCTTGACCTAAGAGAAATTATGAGTGGAGGCGGAGGTAATCAAGACGGAGAAGATGGTAGCCAACAACAAACTACACCAGATGATCCTCCAACCGATCCATCAGAATACGAAGCATTGACTAGACGATATTTACAATTAGCAGGATTTTCACAACAAGAAATAGATAGAATTATGACAACACAGGGATATATGATGGGTGGTTTGATACCACCAGAAAGTGGACCGATGTCTGAGGGTGTTGCTTCTTTATTCAAAAACAAGTAAAGTAATTAAATGGCCGAAATAGACAAAGCATTACCCAACGTAAAAAAATCAACAATTGAACTTCCCGGTGAAGACGTCATCTCGGAAGCAATTCAAGAACAGTTACAACAAGAACAAGAAGCTCCCGACAATATTGAAATTGTAGAAACAGAAGAGGGTGGAGCAGAAATATCTTTTGATCCATCTAAAACAATGGCGGAAGGAAGCCAAAACCATTTTGCTAATTTAGCAGAATATTTAGATGATGATATCTTAGGACCTTTGGGTAGTGAACTCAAAGAAATGTATTTAGATTACAAATCTTCCAGAAAAGATTGGGAGCAAACCTATACACAAGGATTAGACTTATTAGGCTTCAAGTATGAAGATCGCGGAGAACCTTTTCAAGGAGCGAGTGGTGCAACTCACCCTGTCCTTGCCGAAGCGGTGACACAGTTTCAATCACTAGCCTACAAAGAATTATTACCGGCTGACGGTCCGGTTCGAACTCAAATCATGGGAGCTCCAAGCACCGCGAAAGAACAACAAAGCGAACGTGTCAAAGAGTTCATGAACTATCAACTCATGTCAGAAATGAAAGAGTATGAACAGGAGTTTGATCAAATGCTTTTCTATCTTCCTCTCTCAGGCTCGACATTTAAAAAAGTGTACTACGATGAATTATTAGGTCGAGCCGTCTCAAAGTTTGTACCGGCAGATGATCTACTTGTTCCTTATTCTGCGACGAGTTT